ATAAGACAATTCAGAACTGGACAATCTGAAATAGAAATGCGTGATATCCGTGATGAAAATTGTGACGGTTGCCAAGTTCCATTTAATTTCCATGATAGTGAGTATATCAAATGGAAAATAGGGTACACAGTCAAAGCCCCAACGCCAAAAGATTTTCTTGAAAAAGTACAAACTGATAGTATCTTTAAATATTATGAAACTATGAATATGGCTCATAGTATAGAGGTTGAGCAAAGTACCGGATCTAATGATATTGTTGGTGCGTTTGAAAATACTAAATCCAAGCGACGTAATGTTGAAGAAATAAGAGTTAAACTCGCCAAAGAATGGATGAGTTTATATGTTCGAGCAAAAGACAATATGCCAGATGGTGGCAACAGTTCAGATAATTTCTTTGAAAAAATGCGTGAGCTTGAACTTGGATTTAATGATTGTAATGAACAAATCGCTAACATTGATGACATGCCAGATGTGCAGGATGATATCAAAGGTGATATGCCAAATATATGATTACTCCGCAACAGTTTGCTGTCAACATATTCTATTTGAATATGTCGCCACTACAAATGCCTTCAAAATCAATGAAGCATTTATATCCGCTCTATAATTTAAAATCTAATGCCATGATGTTTAAATTTGGGCGGCAAACGCACAAATCAACTACGCTTGCGTTTAAACTTTCTCTACCTGCTATAAAATATAGTCCATTTCACACATTGTATGTTGCTCCTACAGGTAACCAGGTATCTGTGTTTTCAACTGACAAGCTCAACAGCGCTTTGCGTGAATCGCACATTGTACGCGATCATTATTTTGATACTAAAACTAAAGACCAGATATCATATAAAGAATTGCGAAATGGAAGTAAGATATATTTAAGATCAGCTTATCATACTGCTGATTCTATTCGTGGTATATCTGCAGACATGACTGCTATTGATGAAATACAGGATGTAATTAGCGACCATATTCCAGTTATTGAGCAATCAATGAGTCACAGTCTTGCTAAATGGGAGCATCTTGCAGAAGAACAACCATCCCTTCCAATGCACCTTTTTAATAGTAAGATATATGCCGGTACTCCTAAAACTGTAGAAAATACGATGGAGATATACTGGAACCAATCAACTCAAAATGAGTGGATTATTAAATGTGAAAATCAAGGTTGTAAAAAATATAACTTTATTAATGAATACAATATTGGAGACACTTGCCTGATATGTAATAAATGTGGTAAACCTATACATTATCGCGATGGCCAATGGGTTGCAATGAATCCAGAAGGGTTCATAGATGGATTTAGGTTACCACAGATTGTTTTAAACTGGGTAAACAATGCTAAAAACGAGAAGGCCTGGCAGATAAATATAATAAGAACAAGAAAAATATACTCTACTGAAAAATACTTTAATGAAGTATTGGCATTGCCTTACGCTGCTGCAAAACATCCTATGAGTGTTGCTGAAATAAAAGGATGTTGCCGTGAATATTATATGGTTGAAGAAGCTATGGCACTGCATGACAGTGTGGCGAAGTCAGGAGCTAATTTTGCAGGGATCGATTGGGGCAAAGGAGACACTGCTTCAGGCACGTCTTATTCAATGTTAACAATTAGTACCTGGCATCAAAGTGTATTTAAAGTGCTATTTAAAAAAAGATATACAGGAAGAATGTCAGAGCCTATTGCCCAGGTTAAGGATATGTTGAGAATTATTAATCTATTTAAATGCCTTTTAACCATTGCTGATACTGGCGATGGCAGAACGTCAAACGCCATGATGGTTCAGGCTCTTGGAATTAGCAGGTTTGCTGAAATTTATGAGCATGGTTCTCTAAAAAAGAAAATTAAGTGGGACAAAGATAAAGGATATTATATTATAAATCGCACCCAGGTGATGACCGATTATATAATGGAAATAAAAAGAGCACAGGTGCATTTTTTTAATTACGAACAATTTAAAGAATTTGTGTCTGATTTTACAGGAATATACGCAGAATATAGCGAAAGACTTAGGATGACTAAATATGATCATAATGTTCCTGATGACGCATTTCATTCGTATATGTTTAGTAGAATAGCATGCAAAGTTGCTCGTGGAGAATATTCAAAATATTTATCCGGAGGGGCGGATACTGATTATCAAGAACAAAATGTTATTACTTTATAATAGGAGTTTGTATGCCATTTAAATCAAAAGCACAGATGAGAGCATTCTTTGCAAAAGAAAAAGAAGGCGAGTTGCCAAAGGGTACGGCTAAAAAGTGGGCGAATGAGACTCCCAATATATCAAAACTCCCAGAACATGTAAAAAAAGCGTGCCTTGGTAACTTTATTAAAATATCAAAAAATCTATTTGACCCTTTAAAAATAAAACCAGTACCGATGCGTATAATACAGCAAGATATGATAACAGCAGCAAAGCAGGATAAAATGAAAGGGATGTCACCTGTTGAATATCGAAATGATATTACTGCAAGAAGAGCAGGAATCGTGCAAAGAAATAGACAATCAGCTAAAAATTCTGTTTAATTCTTTTTCAGATGCTCTGGAACATACAACCCACCATCGTTAATATATTTTTCTGGATTAATATCTAAAGTCTGTTCAACACTGGTATAATCTTCTCCATCATGTCTTGTTGCCGCAAGCTCAAGAATTTCCTTAATTGTTGTTTCGAACAAATCATCATACTGTTTTTCAGTAATCTGATATTCACCGAGATCAGTTTTTCTGAATTCATTTATGATGTTTCTTTTTACTGTAACAACATAATTAAACTCAAGCGTCATTTCCTTTTTCTTTGTTTGAATGTGTTCAAACAGTTTAGCAACCCAATATTTAAAGGTTGATCGAAGAAGATCTTTCCGATTAATTTTATCGGAATCAGCATCCATTATTGCTTTTTTTAGATCACGTTGGAAATTAAAATCATTTTTTGACATAAGCCACCCATTGTTTTGTAGTATATTAATTATATAATATAATTTAATAGAATCCGATAATAGTTGCAAGTAGTTAGTATATATGTTATATTTTTCTTAAAGGTGTTATGATGTCAAAAATATTACAAAGCAATGAAATATTAAATTCATTTACAGGCGAATTGGAAAAAAAAGCCCTAAATCTTGCCAAGGTATTATCAAAAATTAATCCATTTTTAAAGGCTGGAAAGAAAGTTGCAAAAACAAAGCCGAACCGACTATTGCATGCTACCAAAGAGCTTTCGACTATTCCAATTGTTGGTGGCGCTGTACTTGGTATAGGTGGAGCATACGGGGCTTTAACATTGCCACCAGAAATATAATTATGATTGAGTCAATTAAAGAACTTGCACACAGAGTTGCTGAAGACTATCTTATTACTGAACAGGATATGAATGAGACTCTCCTTGAATTATATCAATCTGGAGAGATTGAAAACCTTGCTGTTCTTAAGCGCGTGTGTGAAACTGCTAATCAAAATGTTTATCTTGCTTTATATCAAAATGAAGACACGGATAAAACTAATATTAAATTTACTCTTGCTGATTATAGTAAATTAAAAGATGATATCAAAAAAGGTGAAAACGATATGGATAAATACCTAACTCCCCCAAAAGATTTTCGATCATTATTAACTATGATTGCAGGAAGCCCACAAAATGATACCATTAAAGCTTCTGATGATAGTGAGAAAACTGCAGATCTTCGTAAAATAGGACAATGCAAAAATGTATTTGAAGCATTTTTCAGTGACATTCAATCATTACAGAGGCATGAAGAAATTAATGTCGAGAATGCATTTGACAAAATGGCTATTGATGCAAAAGTAATGATTGCTAATGGCGAGTCGCTTGGCGATATTTCAAAGGTGGCGTGTCGATATGTTAGTGATGAGGGTTTTGATTTCATGAAAGTTGCTGTTGCATACAATGTAATCCATACTGATTTAATAAAAAAGAATTTCAATGTAAAAACAGTATTCACTAAAACTTCGTCACTAAAAAAAATTAATAGAAATGCTGACATGCTAAAACCGGTTCAAGAATATATAACATCAATTGAAAAGGTTGCAGCATTGAACGATATGTTATTAAATCTTGGTGAAACAGTCGCAACAATACGTAAATTGTTTATAAATGAAATAAAGAAACATTAATATGCAAATGCCAATCCCAAATTTTGACGAGTACTCAGAAAAAATTGAGCGTCGAATTGCCGATAAAGTTATTAAACCGGATGATGAGCCATTTGGTGAAACTAACAGAGATAAATTGTTGGCAGCTGGCCTTGGTGCAATGTCTGGAATGGTATTTAGCATGGCGCCAATACTGTTTAAAAAGAAACCAAGGCTTCGCAATATTATTGAAGACACCCTAAAAGGTGGTGTAATAGGAATAACAGCACCAACTATTGCTAATATGATTCTAAAAGAAAAACGTGGTGATATTCCATCAAGCACAATAGATGAAGAATTTGAAAAACGCCGCGAGCTTGAACAGGATGTTGATAAAGTTATAGCAGCATACCCATTCGATAAAAAAGCTGGACTTTTAACAACACCACTGCGTTTAGTTAGTAAAGCTGGACAAAATGTAGGTGGAGCATTGTGGAAAGGTACATTAACAAACCCGTTTAATAAAAAGCTTGGTATTGGCGAACGCGCATGGGGTCTTGCTGTAAAAGGCGGAATGGCTTATGGTGGAGTTAAGGGGATTAGTGGTATTCGTAATGCCAGACAGCGTTCAGGAACAAATTATACCTCAATGATTCGCAACAATACTCTTGCTGGAAATATTAAACCTGGCGAACTTTCTCAAGCTGATCTATTATCAATTAGACAGTTGGGAATGAAATAATATGGATAAAATTTGGAAATCATTTTTCAATACTGCAATGGAAAAGACAGCATTGATTGGTTCTGCTATTTACGGAGGGCTTTCCTTATGGTCTTTAAGCGATAGGAATAAGGCACTTCAGAATATTTCAAAAATAAATCCAATTCAAAAAAATCTTGATACCAGTTTGCAATTAAAACCGTCTCAGGCATATCAGTTTGAGGGTGGAAAAAGATCAAGTTCTTTAGGTCTAACCAATCCTCATAGTATGTAAAGGAGCTAAATATGATAGAAGAAATAAAAACAGCTGCTGATAATCTTAAAAAAAGAAAAGAAATCAGTGAAGAAGAATATGAACTGCTGTGTAAATTTGCTGTATTTGGGGCAAATAAAGGTGCTCAACAAGGAGTAAAAGCATTGTGGGGAAAGTTTCTTGGATCTGGTGGTGGTAAAAAAGCTCCTGATATAATTGTCAAAGGAATGAAAAGTCAATCTCCAGCTATTGCCAAAATCAATAAAGGCGATCTGATGCAGTTTGCTGTCTTAGGCGCTGGTGCCCTTGCCGGTAAAGAAGTTATTGTTGATCCTCTTATACAATCTATGAAGATAAAAAATTCATATGATTTAATGACTAAAAAAGTTCCGCAGCTTGCTGAAAAAGACCAAGAGCAACTTAAAGATTATTTCAATGTAATCAAGACATTTTCTCCTCGAACAGCAAGCAATCCTTTAGTAGCTGGTCACCTGGTTAATAAAATGATAGAGTTTGGCGGCGTAGATCATAAGCTTGTTCAGGATATTGCAGCAATTGAATCCGGCTTTACTCCGACAAGAATTATACAGACTGCTCTTGAAGCTGGTGCAAAAGCTGCTGCTGGTGCTCCTGGTAAAGAAGGTTAATATGATACCATTAAATGGGATTAGTGATTATATTGAAAAAATGGCAGCCCCATTGGGAGACGCTATGGCAACTCTTGCTGGAAAAAGTGCAAAGGGGTTGTTTAATATAGTTCGTAGTTATCCAAAATCAACAATCACCATTGTAGGCGCCGGGGCCATTGCTACTGCAGGTGCTGATAAAGTTCATGATTTATATAATATTACCAGCGAAATGCGTAAACGAAAAGTGATGAAGAAACAGATAAAAACATTGGAGCGAATAGCAAAAAATACTTCTCATAAAGTTGAAAGTATAAGAAATACACAAATAGAACCTAAACTTATTAGAAATCCTTTGACATAGTATGATTAAATATATTACATACGACTCTTTTGATGATAATGGTCGAAATATTGTTCCGGTAAACTCAATTTACCAAATGAACAAAACGGCATCAAGTAATTATGCGCCTGAGATTATGAAGATTATTCTTCACCTTAAACGCAAACCTGACCGGTATTATGTTGTTGTAAATGCTCTTGGGTCATATGAAATATGGGGGTCAAATCGTAATGGTGATGCTTTTCCTGAGGTTGGCCTTGCTCACAAATCATTAAGAACAGACATGGGAACCCCAAACGATTACGGCTATAAAACATTTGAGTATTATGCAAAATTTTATAAGCACCATGTCAACAAGGACCCAAAGAGATCATTTGGTGAAATAGTGTTTGCACATTGGAACCCAATACTGCATCGTGTTGAACTTGTTATAGCAATAGACACAGAATCTGGTGCTGATATTATCTTAGCA